TGATCGACTTATTATACGTGCATGACGTCTGGCAATCTCTCTAGATTGCCTTTTAGTATAAGGCTGGGCCCCTCTGACCCCGAAACCACGAGCAGGAGGAGTAACTCTTGAAGATCCTGTAAATTTGTGGGTTAATCGATGGGATAGAAAATGTAAAGGTACTTTTCGCGGATCTGGGTCAAAATCAAATGAAGAATCTGAATATTTTTTACTATAAGGCTGAGGCTGTGATTTCTTCGATGATTTGTGCGATGAAGACCCTGTAAATCCAAATCCGCGCGTTCCGTAACTCTTTCTAGAAGAATGCTTTTCTTCGTAATATGGCTCTGTTTCAAATAATTCTTGTTTTTTAGGCGAATAAAGGTCTTGTATAGATGATATTTTTCTTTCTCTTTTAAGACTTTGTAACTCAATATTAGCACCACCAGTATGTTGTTTTTCTTTTTTCCGTGATACCTCCTTTGTCCAATTTTTAATTCTAAGATCTCTTTTCACGTTCTCTATTTCTTTTTTGTTCACGCATTTTTGTTGATACTTTTGCCACTTACAAGGGTCAGTACAGTCTGTTTTTTGAAAACGATACTTACATTTTAAGAATTTAGGGGCTTTATATGTGGGTGAATCGACATATTTTGGCGGAGAAACCTTATCTATACATGTATTTTTATTATAGCTCCAGTGACAAAGAGGATCTTTAGTACATGCGTTGTTATTTTTGATATATCTACATACTGATGAGTGTTTATAAGATAATACTTTTTTGTTTAGTTTTTTTCTGTCTTTTTTATTTTTCCATCTAATATATTTTTTATTTGTTGTATCTTGCCATTTTCTAAAAGCTTGAGCTCGTTTATATTGGTTATCTTGCAATTTTCTAAAAAATTGAGCTCTTTTATTTTTTTTATATTGAATATATCTATTAATTTCTTCTTGAGAGCGATGTCTTCCTGTCACTGCATGTCTTAAACTACCTCGCCCGATTCCAAACCGGACTGTTTGAAAATGATTATGACGACTAACTTCTTCAGGGCTCATATGGTGAATATCTTCTATTCGCCATTTTATTTTTTTCTTTGATCTTTTACGGGATCTTTTCCTTGATACTCTACGAGATTTCTTATTAGATTTCTTACGAGAACGTCTTTTCCTTGATACTCTACGAGATTTCTTACGAGAACGTCTTTTCCTTGATACTCTACGAGATTTCTTACGAGAACGTCTTTTCCTTGATACTCTACGAGATTTCTTACGAGAGCGTCTTTTCCTTGATACTCTACGAGATTTCTTACGAGAGCGTCTTTTCCTTGATACTCTACGAGATTTCTTACGAGAGCGTCTTTTCCTTGATACTCTACGAGATTTCTTACGAGAGCGTCTTCTCCTTGATACTCTACGAGATCTTTTATGGGATCGTTTTCTCCTTGATATTTTACGAGATCTTTTACGAGGAGATCTTGAAGAAAAATTAAATTTAGTGCTGTCACATTTACAATTATTTTTTGTATCACATGAGCATCTTTTCGCCATTTATATTATTCAAATATTAAAAAAAATGAATTTAAAAGAGAGTTATACTTATATACATAAAATGAACATTAAAAAAGAAATGGAACCTATTATTCATGTTCTATCTAATAGTTGGAAAGCTTATATAGGAGGGCTTGTTGTATATCTAAGATTATCAAAGAGTCATTCATTTAATAAAGATTCTTATGATATTCCCGTAGAAAATGAAAAAATGGTAATAATATTGAAAAAAATTCATGAAATAATGGATAAATTGACTCTAAAACCTTGGGAAGTTTTCAGTTCTTTTTTATTATCTAATGAAGTATCTTCTTTACTTAAGTGGGATTTTGTTAGAGGATGTTTTGAGTGTTGTGGGACAATTAGTATAGAGGAAAGTAGTGGTCCTGTGTGCAAGTTTCCTTATTGTATTAAGGAGTTACAGAATTTTGCTTCTTTACCGTGTGAGAATGGGGGTAGAATGTTGGTTTGGAATGGTATTAGCGCATTAGATTTTTTAGGTTATATGTATAAGAGTTGTTTAACTAGTTCCTGTAGTATTTACAAGAGAAAGAAATATCGACAGTTTACTAAATCTGTTTTGTGGAGTCCAGATGATAAAAAACTGCCAACTTTTTATTTTTCTAAAACTTCTCCTGAAGCAGTTGCTCCTCATAAATCCCGTCTTTCCGATAGTGGTTACGATCTTCATGTTATAAAGAAAGTGAAAGAGTCTAAGGGGGTATCTTATTATGATACAGGTATCCAAGTGCAACCTCAATATGGTTATTATTTCGATTTAGTTGGTAGAAGTTCTATAGCTAAAAAGGGGTGGATGGTGGCTAATAATGTGGGTATAATTGATCAGTCATACAGAGGATCAATACTTGTGGCATTAGTTCCATCAGTTCCTAATCCAACTCCGTTGGAGTTGCCTTGTAAGTTGGTTCAATTAATTCCTCGAAAAGTTATTGTAATGAATGGTCCCCGTGAGTTAAAATCTCTAACTGTAACGGATAGATCTGATTCAGGTGGTTTGGGTAGTAAGAATTTTGATTGTAAAAAATCTCGTTAAAAAAGAAATAAGAAATAAAGTATTTCAATAAATGGTATTGAAATTCAAAGAAGTAATTACTAATAGGGCATGTATTCTTGCAGCGTGTTTAACAATTGGATTTATTATATTATGGCGAGGGGTGGTTATAAAATTTTTAGGTACTAAAGATCCTCTTAACAAACGACTTATAAAAATAGGATCTAATTGTTGTTCTTTCTGGCCTATATCTCATTTTATATTTTATTTTATATTGGGATTGTTTTTTCCTCAGTATCAGATAGAGTTCATTATAATAGGAATAATTTGGGAAATTATAGAAATTCTTTTAGGTCAAGGATGTCATATAGCAAAACGTGGGGGTGGTTATCGAAAACTTTTTTGTAATGAAAATGCGTCTGCTAATGGAACCCAATATACATATTGGGTATCAGGGTCTTGGAGTGATATAATATTTAATATTGCTGGATTATATTTAGGAGTATTGATTAATTACATTTGGAAAAAAAGACAGAAGAAGTTACAAAAGAAATTGGACGGAAAAAATAAAAGAAAAAAATAACTTTTCTATAACAATAAAATGTCTGAATCAAATAAAGTACTAATATACATATATGTAGGGCTTTCTATTATTACAATCGGAGTTCTTGTCGCTTTTTATATAAAATGTAAGAAGAAGACTTGTAGTAATTTTACACCATTCTGTTCTGGATCATGTAATTGTAAAGGAATGTCTGGAACAGGTTATTGTATAAATAGGAAAAAATCCGAGAATCTGTATAATAAAGGTCAAACAGAATATCAAAATTTTGCTTTGCATAATAAAGGTTGGAAAAAAACCAATTTTAACGATTATCCTGGTTCTGGATGTAAAGATTGTAAACCAAAGGGATTTTCTGCTTTAGAAGCTGTCCAATGCTAAAAGCGTGGGTGGCCTGTTCTGGTTTCTGGCCTTCCTGGGCTTATACCAATAAGGGTGAAGATAATGTTGAGTAAAATAAGAATAATATTTATCAGGTGGTAATAATTAAATGAAATTAAATTTTTATTCAAAATAATGAATAAAAATGTCTGTTCCTAAATTTAGTGATTTAACAATATCTAATTATTCCGAGAGATCTGTTGTAGTTAGGGGTAATACCCAAAAATACAAAGAAGATTTGAAGATGTTGGGAGGAAAATATAATTCCAGGTTACGAGATGAGTCTTCCGATACAGGACGCACACCTGGATGGATTTTTATGAAAAGTAAAGAAGAAGATATTAAAAATTTTATTAGAAATGGTCAGCGTTTGTCTTCGGAACGATCTGGTTCTTCAGAATATTCTTCAGGTGGGATGGACCGTATTGAAAGGTTGTTTGTAACTTGTAATAGGTTAACAGCTATTTCTCAAAAATTATTGTCTAACCAAGAAAAAATTATAAGTCTTTTAAAAGATATGGATTTAGTTATTGAGGAAGAAGGGAATGAATTACTTCCTGTTAAGGAAAAGGAAGAAGTGGTTGTTCCTGTAAAACATAAAAGATTATTAAGATAAGGAAAGATAAGATTTATAAAATAATAATTATTATTTACAAATAATAATTAATGGTTAATACTATTGACCTTAAAAAAATATTGATGGAATGGTCGGTAAAATCTGGAGAATTCTATATGAGTTATATATTATTTTCTTATTTGGATACACCTATACCTAATAATTTACTTTATCAACTTAATTATAAAAGAAGATTTTCTTCCGCAAAAGATTTTTTAAAATCTCATTCTCATGTGGGTAATAAGGATAGAGATTTATCCCGTCTAGTTAATAAAATTAAGAAATCTTATTATCGTTCTCTTCCTGAGTATAACAATAGTTATGGTTATTCTATAAAAAAAATATGAATTCTTATTATCCATTGTTTAAAAGAATAATAAGAATTAGAAAATATGAATACAACCACGCGAAGATCTTTTTTTCCAAGACCTCCTTCTCGGGGAAAGATGTTATTATTATATAGTGGCGGTTTGGATACATCTTGCATTCTTAAATGGTGTATAAAACAAGGTTATAATGTATATGCTTTTATAGCTAATTTAGGTCAAGATCAAGATTTCGATTATGCAAAATCCCAAGCTTTAAAAATAGGTGCTACTGATGTGTTTATAGAAGATTTGAGACATACCTTTGTAAAGGATTATATATTTCCATCTATTCAAGGTAATGCTAGATATGAAAATAAGTATCTTTTAGGCACTTCTTTAGCCCGGTATCCTATAGCTGAAAGGGCTGTAACTTTGGCACAAGAAAATAATATAGAAACAATAGGTCATGGTTCAACTAGTAAAGGTAATGATCAAGTAAGATTTGAATTATCATTACGTTCTTTAGATCCTACTATAAATATTTGTTCTCCGTGGAAAGATCCTAAATTTAGCACTAAATTCAAAGGTCGTAATGATCTTTTAAGTTATGCTCGATCTCATTGTATAATAATTCCAACTAATAATTCTACTTATTCAATGGATGAAAATATTTTTCATACATCTTATGAATCAGGTATATTAGAAGACCCTGCCTGCTCTCCTTCTGAAGATATGTTTAAAATTAATAGTTTAGAAAAATCTCCGGAAAAATCTGAACATATTATAATATATTTCGAAAGGGGGGTACCAGTTAAGGTTTACAATTCTTGCAAAGATATTAATATTGAAGGATGTCCAGTTAAAATTTTGTCTTATTTGAATAAACTTGGTAGTAAGCATGGAGTGGGGCGTATTGACATGGTAGAGAATAGATTTACAGGTATGAAATCTCGTGGTGTATATGAAACACCCGGAGGGACAATTCTTCGAGAAGCGCATATAGATTTGGAAAGTATATGCATGGATAGGGAAGTAAAAAATATAAGAGATATGATTACTGTTCCTTTTAGTAGGAAGATTTATAATGGATTTTGGTTTTCTCCTGAAATGGAGTTGATGTTAAACAGTATTATTTTCAGTCAAAAAAATATAAATGGGCAGGTAAATCTTAAGATTTACAAGGGTAATGTAATTGTTATGGGAAGGTCTTCTCCTACATCGTTATATAATAATAAAGTAGTTAGTATGGATACAGAAAGCGAGACATCTATGGTTCAAGGTTTTATTGATGTTCATTCTTTAAGATTAAAGATGTCGAATAATTTTGAAAGGAAAAAATAACATATGAAGAATATATAAATGGTAAATAAACCTAGATTATGGAAAAGGATTGTTCATTCATCATTATTTAAATATCTAGGTATTATATTTGGTATTATACCTTTTGTTTTATTATGGTCTCTAAATTCTGATAAACGATATACTCATGCACGAATTCATGGACTAGGATTATTGGCTATGCTTGGTATATATTGTTTAATGTACTTTTTATTATTTTATTTTAGTTCTTACAAGACATTGATATTAATATTAGCAGTATTATTATATTTAGGGATACTATTTATTCAAAATAATATCAACAGGAATAAATAAATGGCTCAACTTGAAAGAAAAAAAATCAAAAAAAATTGGTGGGATAAATTTATAACATGTTTTTGCTGTTTATATATACCTGATGAAGAAGAAATTCGTCCTCATTACAAAAGAATTAATTATTAATAAATTTAAAGTGTGAAAATGTCTAAATTAGAAGATGAGAAGAGAACCTGAAGAAGATTTTGGTAATATTGAATACAAGACTAAATTAATAGACAAAGATATGTCTAGAATAGAGTCTTTAGCTACTCAGATGAGATTTCGTTGCGATGAGGGTCATGGTGAAGCAATTTATGTAATTGGTATAACTGATTCGGGGAAAAATGTAGGATTAGAAGAAAAAGAATTTGAAGAAAGTTTTCTTAATCTGTCTAAAGCGGCTAAAATGAATAAATATACTTTATCCATACTTTCTAAAAAATCTGTAGATAAGAAAAAATATATTTACGAGTTATTAATAAGGGAAAAAAACGACTCTAAATATATTGACATTAAAGTAGCTGTAGCAGGGCAAGTAGATAGCGGTAAAAGCACTCTTATATCAGTATTAACTCGTGGTAAAAATGATGATGGAAGAGGATCGGCGCGTTTATCTGTGTTTAATTTTCGACATGAAATAGTTTCTGGGAGGACGAGTAGTATAGCACAACATATTTTAGGATTTGATGATAAAGGAAATATAATTAATTATTTAAATTCTCGTGATATGCATAAAAAAAGTTGGCCTGAAATAGTTAGAGAAAGTTCAAAAATAGTAAGTTTTTTCGATTTATGTGGCCATGAGAAATATTTGAAGACAACTATAAGGGGTATAACTTCTACTTTCCCTGATGTATGTTTTATTATTATCGGGGGAAATATGGGAGTATCTCGTACTACTAGAGAGCATATTTTTTTATGTACAACTTTGCATATACCATTTTGTATAATTGTATCTAAAATAGATATATGTAAAAATAGAAAAAAAGTATTTAGAGAAACTATTCGTCAGATAAAATCTCTTTTAAAACTTCCTGGGATAAGTCGTGTACCTTATAAAATTAATACTAAAGATGATGTAATTCTAAGTTGTAAAAATATAGATACAGAATCTATTGCTCCAATATTCTATGTATCTAATGTTACTGGATATGGTTTAAATCTGGTAAAAACCTTTCTTAATTTGACTAAAAAAACTATTAACAATAAAGGGCCTAATTTAGATAAAGTAGAAATGTATATAGATACAACATTTTGGGTTCATGGTGTGGGGACAGTAGTAGGAGGACAATTACTTTCTGGTGTAATAAAAATAGGAGACCAATTACTATTAGGACCTAATCAGGGAAAATATGTAAAGGTACAAGTTAAAAGTATTCATTGTAAACGTGTTCCTATGGAAGAAGTAACATGTGGCAGATATGTGTGTTTGGCGCTCAAAAAGATAGATAGGAAGAATATTCGTCGTGGTAATGTAATTATAGGTCTCAAGGGAAAACAACGAGCTGTTTGGGAATTTGATGCTGATGTTACAGTTTTAAAATCTCATAGTACTACTATTCGTCCTAATTATGAGCCGCTTATTCATACAAGATCTATTCGACAAACTGCCAAGCTTATAGAAATTTCTTCTAAGAGTGATGCTCGTATTACATCAAAGAATATAGGAAAACAAATATTACGAACCGGAGATAAAGGGAGAGTAAAATTTAGATTTCTTTATCGCGCGGAATATATTAAACCAGGGTATAAAATTCTTATGGCAGAAGGTAGGGTGAAGATAGTAGGAGTAATTAAAAATATTTTTGAGAAATAATTGTAAAATTACACAAAATTTTACAATCAACATTCAATTTCCTCATCTTCTTTAAGTTCTACATTGGGAAGAAGAAAATCAATAATATCATTATTTATTTCAGGTATTGTTTCCATTGTTGGAATTTTCTTAATTTTTATATATAATAATTTATAGTCTATTTTAAGTTTATTTATAGTGTCTTGAAGAGATTTTATAATATTATCTTTATCTTGGATAATTTTGTGTAAATTAAATGTATTTTGCTCGTGATAGGAAACTAAGGAAGTATAGTGATGAATTTGTGACTTTATCATTTTTATATCATTTTTATTGGTTTCTATCATTTGTTGTATACTACTACTCATCATTTCTTCTTATTATTCTTCTTATATACAGTCTATATCTTTATAATTTTAATTTAATTTATCCAATCTAATAGAGATGCCCCAATTAATTTTTTAGGTTTTAGTTTCATTTTTTCCTTTAGTACTTTACGATCTTTCCCTACTTTTTCATATCTTTTATATTCATATTTAGTATACTCATGTATAACTAATATTCGCCCTTTTTTTTTCTCGAACATAACATGAGGGCCTTTTTTAGGTCGAAGTTCTCCCAAAAACCAAATACCTCTCCATATATATCCTTTATTATTTGGCATTTGAGATAAATTTCTTTGCATGTAGCTAGGTAAACTATCATTAACTTTATTAAAATATCGCCAACTTGATCTAATCCCTCTTTGATCCGATCTTTCTTTTCTACAAGCTCCTAATATTCCTTGCCAATATTCTCTTCCAACTTTCTTTTTTTCAGCTTTATCTTTTTGTTTAGCGAGAATTTTTTCTTTTCTCTGTTTTTTTTGAATTAGACTTATGTCCTTATTCTGTTTATATTCTGCGTTTATTTCGTCGTCTAATTCTCCTTTATTTAATAACAATAGCCTATTTTCTAAAGAATCTATGATTTTTTCCTTCTCATTAACAGATTTATTAATAGTATCTATTTGGGTACGAATAAATTCATAATTCATTTTAGAATTTTTTAATCTAGTTATAGTTTCTAAACTTCTATTGATAAATGATCGACCATCTTTAATCTTATTCCTTATATCGTTACTTAATTGACGTCGTTTGACTTCCATTTATCTAATAAAATATCTTTATAAATAGTAAATGTGTCGTCAGGTGAGTAAAATGTATTACAAATTACCTAGCGTAATAAAGAATAAAATTTTAGGATTTTTTTACGGAGATCTTGAATCTCATAAAAAATTTATGAAAGAAATTTCTAACGAGCTTAAAATACATAGACTTCGGGTTCTTTTGGGTAATATAAGAAAAAGAACTCTTTTGAGAATATTTTATCAAAGGATAAATAACATGATTGATTAATCACATAGTTTCATATATAAATATAGTACCATGAGAAGAAGGATTAGGTCTAGTTTTTAACATATTATCGTAAGACCCAATTTGGGTAATTACACCGTTTTTAACATCATCATAATGATACCATATATTTCTTTTATCTTTTATAAGGGCTATATAATGAGCTCCTCCTGTATGGATTACAATGCTTTTTAATTTTAATATATCCCCTTTCAAAGTAAATTTTTCGGGTATAGAAACACTTTTCCATATTTCTTTGGTATCCATATGAGAAAATTTTTTTTCATGGTTAAAAATAGGTGTTCCATAACTTCTATCTATTTTAAATATAACTATAGGCGATTTTATAAATTTTGAAACTTCTTTTTTATATTTATAAGAAGAACCTTTTACAGGGGTCCAATAATTATTTTTATCAAGAGCACTAATTTCAGTTTTCTTGATTAATTTAGTAATATTGAAATTAGGATGTATATTGAGAAGTTCTATAGATGTCATATCTATTACAGGACTACTTTTTTTATCTATTATTTCACTAACCTTAGTCCAAAAGGTATTCGTTGAATTTCGTCCATAATTAATTCTTTTAGTTATCGCAGTATTTACTTGAAATATACCGAAAAGATATAATAAAAATTCTCCAGCATCTTGAGGACCCGTTAAATGAAATGGTTGAGTTCCCCGACATAAATTAAATAGTCTTCGAAGATAAGTTACTGTATCAGAGTTATTATTATGTAATCTAAAATTTTTAATCAGTCTATTAATTTCTTTTTGAATATTTTTTCTTCTATTAATGTCTACATCAATTTTATCAGAGCATCTAGCCCACAAATATTTCATTTTACTAAATTGAGAAATATTTTTATTAAGTATTTGATTTCTAATTGTTTTGGATGGAAACATAAATAAAGATACTAGAACACTATCCATATAACAACTATTATTATCATATTTTAATCCTTTTATCTCTATTTTTATTGGTTTAGAATTGTATGGTAAATTTAAAATTTTCGTCCATGTATTTAACCAATCATTTTCTAATAACTTTTTATATAATATAATATGTTCACGAGAGGCTATACACACCACAAGAAATACTATTAATCCTATTACTTTCATGTCTATCTTTATAAGAAATTTTAACATACGAGTAATTCGGTCGTAATTACGAGGAGATAAAAGCCCTATACCAATGCCATTATACCGTCTATTAAAAGATTTACTTTTTATTATTTTACCATGTTTAATATTATATCCCCAAAGAGATATCATTCTTAAAGTAGATTTAATAACTTTATTTCTTAACGAGGAATTAGTTTTAAATTGTTTGATATCTGATTTAGTTAAGAAAGGAATAGTTTCACATGAAGTTAAATTAGGTTGAGGAAAAGCGAAAGAAATTAAATTATTAATTGTAGATTTTTCTATCTTCTTGCAAGGGAATTCGATTTCTAATTCATATAAAAATTTATTTGTAGCTAAATTCTTAACATCTGTTTTATGAATAATAAAAGGTATTCCTTCAAAAGATAGTTTCCATTCATATCGGTGTCTTTGCCTTGAATAACTATTTTTAAAATCGGGGGGAGGATCTCCTTGTATAGTTCTTTCAATGTTAGAACGTATTTTAATTATATTATTATTGATATGATAATCATGAGAATTACCTTTAAATTTTCTAATATAAGAAGTAATTTTTCCACTGGTGGTAGTAGTAACTCTTATTATATTTCTTTTTTGATATTTTGGAAATGATTTATCATTCCAAGAGTATGTTATATCTTGAGTAATTGTTGGTTTATCCGATATAATATTGAAACGAGTTAAAAATAGCTGCAATATTTTATCTCGGGGTTGTGGAGACCTAAATGCGCTACCATTTTTATCTCTAAAATTTATTTCGCATTCAAAACATTGACGAGAACCTTTTTTATTATTAAATGTGTTTTTTATTACTTCTGTAGCTTCATTAAGATTAGTAATCATTTTAATATCTTGTTCTAAATGCGTAAGAGGTCGTGAACCTTTAGAATCAGGGAAAAGCCATTTAATATATTCTTCTGATATTTCTAGTTTATAATCAGTCCATTTTTCAATAATATTATTAAATAAATAATTTTTTCTACCATTTATACGACATTTATTTTCATAAAAATTTATTATTGGACTTATTCTATCTTTAAGAAGTATAGGAGCAGCTAAAATAACTAATTCATCTCGGGAAAAGTTCTTCACACCTTTAGATATTTTATGTCTATCTAATTCTTTCATTAATTCTTTTCTATTTCTGTTATCCAATTTAATAGTAGTGTAATTTAAATTTAAAAAGAAAATAGATATAATATCAGAAAGAGATGATTTGCATTGGAAGACAGCTAATTATCTCTGTTCTCCGGTTAGATACGACCGGTTAGAATTTTCTAAATATTTGATTTATTTCAAATATTGGAATTTATGTATCAGTAACATCAACTGTTTCAATTCCCAATATTTTTAAGGCTTGTCTAATTTTATTATTGTGTGATATGCTTAATAATATACAGGAAGGGTAAATCATATTTTCTTTATGATTACGGGCACATTGAGATGAAAGATGGATTATTTTGTTCTTTAATCCCGGTAGGATAAGTTTTTCCAAAAACTTATTTTCTTTATATTTCTTTTCTATTGTATTTAAAAATTTTTCAGCTGATTTAGATAGTGGTAAATCAACCATTTATTATAATATTATGAATAAATCATTTTATTATAATATTTACCCGATTATGTATAAAGTTAATTTATGTACCTGACGAACAACCATAATCGTTTAAAATAAGTTTAAAACGTGTTTAGAATATAATAAAATGATGAATTCAACTATATCTTTAATCTCACAACCTCCCAATTTCAAAGTTAATTTATATAATCACCAATTAGCCAGTGTATATAAAATGGAAGAAGCTGAAAGAACAAGTACAATTAAAGATGAAGAAAATTTATGTAATTTTAAAACTAAAATAGGTATTAATGCTGATGCTACTGGATACGGGAAAACTCTTAGTATGATAACATTAGTTTATCGTAATAAAATGTCTTGGGATATGGAAAGACAGTATGAGGAAACATCTATTGTTTCATCTGTTGGAGGACGTATTAAAAAGACTACTACAAAATGTTTAGATAAATTAGATGTTACTCTTATACTTGTTGGGAAATTTATTATTCAACAATGGTACGATGAAATACTTAATACTCCTCTTTCTGTAAAAATGATAAATACTAAAAAGGATGTTCATAATATAAGAGTTGAAAATTATGATATTATTTTAATTACTCCTTATTATTTCAATGATATAATTTTAAAGTATGCAGATAAAGCATGGAAAAGATTTATATTTGACGAACCTGGGCATACTCGTGTTTCTGCTATGCGAGAAGTTTTTGCGGGATTCATATGGCTTGTAACGGCTACACCATCTGCAATATGGTCTAAGCATATTAATTGTAGAAGAAGTTTTATGTATACAATCGTTGGTAGTCAATGCGAATCTAAATCATTAATGTGGGATCCCTTATATACTAATGATTTATCATTCCTAAAAAGTTTTGGTATTATTTTAGTAAAAAATAGTGATAATTTTATAAAAAAATCTTTTTCTATGCCACCTATTATTCATAAATATTATAAATGTTATAATCCTCTTTATAACACTGTAAAAGGTTTTGTAATTCCTAAAATAATGGATATGATATCAGCTGGAAATATTAGAGGAGCTATTAAATTTTTAGGGGGTGGAGAAACTAGTAATATAACTGAATTAATTAAGAAAAAAAAAATAGAAGAAATTGAGGAATTAAATTTACATATACGTCTATTAACAATAAGAAATAAAAATAAAAAGGTTAAAGAATTAAAAAAGAAGGTTGAAAGAATCTCTCAACAAATTTTAGAGTTGGAAAGTAGATATAAAAATTTACTTTCATCTAATTGTTATATTTGTTTAGATACTATCAAAGATCCAGTTATGGAACCGAACTGTCAAAACATTTTTTGTGGAAAATGTTTATTAAAATGGATTGAACAAAACCAACATAATCCAACATGTCCTTTATGTAGAAGAAAAATACACTTAAATGAAATAATTTATATTGATAATAACTCTAATAAGATTTCAAGGAAAAATTGTGATAAAAAATGTCATAAAACTAAATTAGAAATTGTAGGTTCTTTAATTAAAAATAATCCTGATAACAAGTTTATTATATTTTCCTCATGGAATGAAACATTTTACCCTGTACGTAAATTATTGAATGCTAATAAAATTAATTTTATTGAAATAGAGGGGCGATTATCTCTTAAACAAAGACAGGAATCTTTACAGGAATTTAAAACTGGTAATTCAAATGTTATTTTTCTTAATTCACAAGATAATAGCGCAGGATTAAATTTACAAGAAGCTTCTGATATTATTATTTATCATAAAATGAGGGATAACACACTTAGTCAAATAATTGGTAGAGCTAATAGAATCGGTCGAACTAAGGCTCTTAAAGTTCATCATTTACTAATATAACATTCTCATTTAAAATCTCTAAATTTTAAATAAATGAGTAGTGTAAATACATATTTTTGTAAAAATAAATGTTGTAAAATATTTATTAAAAGATACAATCCCATTCCACGTTATTTTAAACATAGCCACAGAAAAGCAGGAGTATTTATTTATGATCCTAAACAAAAGAGAGTATTGTTAGTCCAATCACGAGGGCATTTATTTGGGCCCCCTAAAGGAAGTTTAGATTTAGGTGAAAGGGAGGAAGATGGGGCTGTTAGAGAAGTTTTAGAAGAAACTGGGTTGAATATATCTTCTAAAGATTTTTTAGGATTTGTTAGAATTAAAAATAGAGCTATATATTATTATTTAGAAAAAGATACATGTGATATTAAGGTGCAAGAAACCATTGAAAATAATGATGCTAATGGTATAACGTGGATAAAAATAGATTGTTTAGAAGAGTTGATTAAAAATGGTAATATAGTTCTCAACCATTACGCTAAAATAGTATTTTATAAAATTTTAAATAAAACTTTTCCTAAATCTAATTGGATTACTGTTTGTAGGAAGAAAAAATCAACCAAGAACTTATAACCATTAAAATTAATGAAAAAATAAGAATTATTAATGAAGCTATTTTTCCTTGTTTCACATTGTCTTGATTTATTTTACATGTATCTGAAGATTCGTTTATAGATCTAAGTATATAATAATTCCAAATAGAGATAATTGAAAGAATGATTGATATTATTAATAAAAGAATAGATTTTATCATTTATTATATAGATATAAACCTAAATAAAGTAATATAAAAATATATAATAAATGATTGTTTTTTCTGATCCTGAAATGACAGCTTACAGTAAGGCTAAAATGTATGCTAATTTATTCCACCATTCCCAAAAAAATCATAGTATTCAAACCCGTAACACCCCTCCTATCGTTTCTCTACCTCTAAAAAAGGCGAAGAAAACTATACCAAACAAAAAAAGAACTAAATGTTATTTCTGCTTTAAAAATTAAATAGGAGATTTAAAAACAAATTTAGTAATATAAAATGTTTTCACTCTTTCTTTTATCACTATTATTTAGTTTATCTAATGCTTTCTTCTCTGAAGAAGTATACCAAGGTTATTTTAATGACTTTGTAGAAGAATATAATAAAGAATATCATCCCAATGAACGTAATATTAGATATAATATTTTTAAGGATAATATGAATTTAATTAGACAACATAATTCTCGAAATAATACATGGACAATGGAAATGAACGAATTTGGAGACATGACATGGAGCGAAGTACATAAACCTTGTCTGGATGTGCAATCTAGTCCACGATTAGGAATGTGGTATGGTAAATACAATTATCTCCCTTCATCCAATCTACCAGAATCGGTAGATTGGACTAATAAAGGCGCTGTAACCCCTATTAAAAACCAAAAACAATGCGGATCTTGTTGGAGTTTTAGTGTTACGGGTGGAGTAGAAGGATATAATTTTATTAAAACTGGTAAATTAACTTCTTTGTCTGAACAACAGCTCGTGGATTGTTCTACATCCTACGGAAATAATGGATGTAATGGCGGCTTGATGGATGACGGATTTAAATATGTTGTAAAAAATGGATTATGTAAAGAAAATGATTACCCTTATACAGCTTCCCAAGGTCAATGTGAGTTGTCTGATAAACAAAACTGTGACCCAGTTTATATTTCAGGTTTCAAAGATGTTAATCCAAATGATGAGGAACAGCTAAAATCTGCTGTTGTGAAACAACCTATTAGTGTGGCTATTGAGGCTGATAAAATGGGATTCCAATTTTATTCGAAAGGAATTTTTTCTGGAAAATGTGGAACCAATTTAGATCATGGAGTATTGTTAGTAGGATATGGTACAGACAATGGCCAGGATTTTTGGAAGGTAAAAAACTCGTGGGGACCAACGTGGGGGGATAAAGGATATATTAAATTGGCACGTAATGTTGAAAATGTAAAAGGGCAATGTGGTATTGCTATGATGGCTTCTTATCCGGTGTAATTTAGATTTAAAGTTTGTAGTTCTATAATTTAAAATGTATAATAATAATTATAGAACATTTGGAATTAATCATAAAGATAATGAAAATAAACATGTTAATTTCAGTAGTGGATCAGTAAAATCTTTTATATATGGAGGTATAGATGGCTTATTTACATCTTTTTGTCTTTTAATGTCTACCACTGGAGCAAAAATAAATTATACTATTTTTTTAGTTTTAAATTTATCAAATATATTAGGAGGAGCTATATCTATGGGGTGTGGAGATTTTCTTTCTTCCTATTCAGAACTAGAATTAGTACAAAAAGAATATTCAAGAGAAAAACGTGAAATGGAGATGTATCCTAAAGAAGAATTAAACGAAATGGTTGAGATATATATCAATAGGTATAACATACCTAAAGAAACTGCTAAATATATCTTATCTTCAATGTTTTCTTATTCAAATCTTTTCTTAGATCATATGTTTAACTTAGAATTAGGATTAATAGCTCCAAAAAGTAATGATTTTAATGAAATAATTCAAGAATCTATTATAACATTTTTTTCATTTATTATATTTGGATCTATACCATTATTATCTCTACTTATTACTTCTTCTCTAAATATAAGCATAGGAATATCCTTCTTTTCAACATTTACTTTAGGATATTTTAAAGGTTATATTATTAAAGAAAATAAATTATTAGCCGGAATAAAACTTTTATTAGTAGCAACTATATGTGGGAGCCTTAGCTACTATATAGCCCAATTATCACAATATTTATTTTTAACAAATTAAGTAATCTAAAGTATAGTATAAAGAAATAAAATGTCTAAGAAAAAAAAATCTTCAAAAAAAGATAAAATAGATCAAAAATCTCCCTACGTAGACCCTCCTCAAAAAGATAAAATAATCGAAGAAGTTAAAAATGCTCAAACCCACGACGAAATAGTCAAAATAATTAATCGAGTTTTTCCCACTTGGATTCTTGGCTGGCCTAAAAGTTATTCCAAAGATTATCCCCATTTTCAGAATAATTGGGAATATGTATGCAAAAAAACTAATAGTAAAACTTTAAGTGTTATTATCGTTGATCAAATCACATTTAATCATCCGAAATTTTCTCTATTACAGTTATTTGCAGAACTTTTAACTGTTTTTGGCCACTCTGTGAGACGAAAGGAAGAATTTATTGAATGTAATAAATGTAGATGTGCTATTCCTACCATTAAAGTTTATAATCAGCTAGTGGAAAGGAAAATACAATGCCCGTCTAAATGGATGAATCATTGTATTAAATGTGAGGGGTAAAAAAATTTTATAATTATAAAATTATAAAAAATCTATAAAAATGAATTATCGTCATATGTAGGGGGCGGACAGCAGGCCCGCCCCCATATGTCGTTTGGGGAATCGTAAGATAAATTTCTAAATTTTTTATTGATGTATAAATTATTAACTAAAGTGCTTGTTAATATATTAGCAATATTTATAGGCACCATAAATGATAATTGAGAAGTAAAACCCATTAATATAACTATTACATCAATCTCACTATAAATATCAAATAAATTAATTAATAATAGTGTAACGATTCGAGGGTATTCCATACTCTTATTTTTAGGATCCTGATACATAAATTCCAATATTTGAAATAAATCAAATATTTAGAAAATTCTAACCGGTCGTATCTAACCGGAGAACAGAGATAATTAGCTGTCTTCCAATGCAAATCATCTCTTTCTGATATTATATCTATTTTCTTTTTAAATTTAAATTACAC